CTCCGCAAAACTATTTTGACCTGCTGCGGAAGTTGGCGTAGCAGGTTTTTTAAGTTTGTTTTCATCTTCAAAACCTGCTCCACAAGTTGGTGGAGCAGGTTTTTGAGTCTCATTTTCAGCTTTATTTTTTGCTACGGAGGTTGCCGTACCAAAAGTTTTAATCTGATAGTCAATATCAATTGTAAAATGTTTTTCTAATACTCTTTTTGCATCACTTTTTCTACTAAATCCTGTCCATTTCCATACATTATCAAAATCAATTATAAAGTCTTTCTTTGAATCATAATTTAAATAACAATAAAAACTAGCCAAAAACATCTGTTGTTGTGTTTCTGAGAAACCATTCTTTACTTTATTGATTAAAGAATTCTCATATTCTTTAGATAGTCTAGTAATTGGGTTCTTTTCAACTAGTTGAATTATATTTATTTGTTCCATATCTAATTAAATATATCTTGTCTTTAAATAGTGTTTAATTTTACACGTTTTTTTACATTATTATAATTTTGTAATGATTTATTGATATTGAATGAATATCAATAGAAAATAATAGTATTAAACTAAGCCTTAACTGCTACTGCTGATGATTCATCAGTTTTAATGAAATGATTTTTCAAGCAAGTTTGAACCTTGTAGTAAGTAAGAGGCTCTCCCTCCTTCTTTACATCATACTTAAGAAGTTTAGAAAGCTTTGCGTCTGCCAAAATCTGTCTCTTATCTTCAGGATTTTGAAGATTATTATTCTTGATATATTGGCAAATATACTTTGTAATGTCGACACGAGATTTTAGTTCAGCCTCATCGAAGCCTGTAAACTTTGCCATTTCCTTTGAGATTCTAACAGGTTTCAAGAATCCAGAATTATTGTTAGTCGTCTTCTTAGACGAAGTTCTCTTTTGCTTAATGATTCTAGAAGATTGATTCTTCAAGATCTTCAATCTCTTATTCAAAGTTCTCAAAAACTTGACACCCTTAGTTTTTGCATCGCTTTCTCTCAAAGATTCAATTTCAGATTCAATAGTTTTTATAATATCATCAAAAGCTTCCATAACACTGTCCTTAGTTGGAGGAACTCTCTTTCTACTCTCAGAATCATCCTCCAATGTATCTGAACTAGATGTATCAGGAACTGGTGGTACAGTAACACTCTCCTTCTCTACTTCTACCTTCTTTTCCTTTTTTTCCTTCTTCTCTACTTTCTTCTTTCCATCATCAGCAACGGGCTTGGCAGTCTTCTTCATATCCTTATCAGAAACTTTTTGTGATTGAGTTGTCATTTTTTATTAATATTGACCTGTCTTTAAACCAGTTTTATAAAAAATCATTTCTTAAATTGATTTTGTATTTTTGTTTTTCTTTTTTGTATAATTGACTTATAACCGATTGATAATAAGATGATTGAATAAAATGTCAATTGTATTGTATGAAATTCAATTTTAACATCTATAATTGAAATTGACAATAGATTCAATAAAAATAAAAAATAAATTCTTCAATAAAAAAAATGGATGAAGATATAAATAATTTATTAGACAAATGGTATGAAGCTAAACAAGAAATAAGTTCTTTAGAAAAGAAGATTGAAAAGTATAAATTATATGTAGAAGATATTATGAATAAAAGAAATATTGATGTTTTATCATCTGATAAAATAACAGTTCAAAGAAAAGAACAGAATAGAACGACAATAAGTAAAAAAGATTTACCATCTGATATATGGGATAGATACTGCAAAGAATTATTCTATAATGTTTTTTACATTTCCAAAAAAAACAAAATAAGAAAATCTAAAAAAATAAGTAAAAGATTATAAATAAAAATGTTAAATTGTTTAAAGTGGAATAAAATTATTCCAGTTGATCAGAAAATAAAAGTCTTTTCGAATGATGGAAATTGTAAAAATTGCTATAAAAAAGACATGTTGATTATAAATGATGATGTAAATGGATTCTGTCAACGATGTAAAATAAATACTGTAATTTTCAAATATGTTTCATCACATCAAAAAATAATAAATGATAATATTAAAGTTACTACTTTTCAAAAATTTATTTCTAACTCAGATAATATGACTTCATTTATCTGAATTACATTTTTTATAACTTAAAACAAGTTATAAAAGAATTGGTCTATTAAGTGTCTTCTTCTAAAGCGTTTAATAATTCATCATCGCTATTGTAATGAATTTTTTTATCAGAATCTTCATTTATTATGGGTCCATTTTCAAAATTGTCTTTAATTTCTTCATGTTCATTAGTATTCTCTTTCGTGTCATGTTCATTAGTATTCTCTTTCGTGTCATGTTCAAGAGTATTCTCTTTCGTGTCATGTTCATTAGTATCATCTTTCGTGTCATGTTCAAGAGTATTCTCTTTTGTGTCATGTTCTATATTATCATCTTTCGTGTCATGTTCTATATTATCATCTTTCGTGTCATGTTCTATATTATCATCTTTCGTGTCATGTTCAAGAGTATTCTCTTTTGTGTCATGTACATCCTTTTTTCTGTTCAAATCTATTAAATAAACAATGTTTTTAATCATTTCTTCAAAAGAAAGAAAACATCTGTTTATTTTATCTTCGTTAAGAAGTTTACCGATAATTTCAAAATATTTCAAATCAAAACTCAATAAAATTATAGAATTCTTTTTTTCATCAAAAGTGTAATTATTATCAATAAAAAAAGGTTTTCTTGTTTCAGAATTTATAAATATTATATTGACATCAAAAAGTTGTGACAAGAAATTAACTTTTTCTTTATCGAGTTGTGTAAAATCAATAATAATTGAATTATTTATGTTTATGGAATTTAATTTTGATAGTAAATTTAATGTAGAATTTATTAAAAAGTCTTGTTTAGATTTTTCTATATCATCAAAAAAGTCTTTGTACATAATCATTCTGACAACTTCTTTTTGAAGAATTTTTAAAAAATTCGATGAAGTAAAATCATTTGATTTATAAAATTTTTCTTCTGAAAATTTAAAAACTTTTTGAAAATCGTTAATTGTAATAATTTCACTTATAATTTGATATAATTCCAAATTGTTTTCATTTGATTCTAAAATTGCTTTAAACTCAAAATGTTCATGATTCTCTTCGTTTACATAAATATAAAATTCCTGTATTTTTTTGAAAAGACTATTTATATAATCATCAATTTTTGTTTTATAATAATCTAATTTAGGTAATTTCATTTTCATTTCATCTAAAATCTTTTGTAAACTTTCATTTCTTTCAGATTCAGATGAATTTTTATATTTTTTCATTGTTCCATGAAGTAAACAACAAATAAATGAGTTAATTTCATTTTGATTTATATCATTAGAACTTCCAGATCTAACTAACGTATTATTTCCTTCCAAATTTGAACGAAATACAACTGTTTTATTAAAAGAGAGTTTATTCATTTTTAATAAAACAAAAATAGTTTTTTAAACTGATTATTTCAATCGCTTTCATCACCTGATTTTGAAGATAAAGTTGAATTCTTTGAATGTAAATTAACAAACTTAAATAAAATTTGTCTTAATTGAAAAGGAAAATCAGTCAAATTAAACGTTAAATCAGTTTCTACATATTTTCCACCATAAGGAATTTTAAAAGTGTTTTTATCTTCACTATTTTCTAAATAAAACATAGTTATCAATACATATATCAATTCGCTTCCAATATCATCAATATCTTTTACAAAATCCATGAATTGATTTTTTTGTTTTGTTGTAAGATCGTCATTAGATGTATCTTTTAATAATGTATCATATAGAGGAAAATTACTCATATTTTTAAAATAGAGTAATTTTTTATTATTATTTATCATTTTTTTTATTTCAAGTTTTTGCTATAGAATCGAAAATCACAACAAATGAATTCTATTTTTTATCTTATTATAATAAATAATAATATGATGAACGAACAAACAATATTTTTGTTTTACTTTATTTTTATATTAGTTTCATTTCATTATGGAACATCTTCTTTTTATAGACAATTTGAATTGTTTGATTCTCTTCAATATGATGATGTTACTTTTAAATTGATAAGTCTTTCATTATCATCTTTACTTTGTGCCTTCTTTTGGAATTATTATGTATCTAATTATGTTTGATTATTAAATATATTATTTAAATATAATAAATATAAATTAAAGAGATGAATAGTGACGAATGTATTGATATCATTTCAAAAGATATGTTACAAAAGTATGATATGAATTGTAATGGTGAATATCATTTACAAGAATACAATTTTGATGATTTAATGCTTAATATAGTTATATTTTTTGATGATATGATTGATATAAATGAAACTTATACGTTTATTGTAAGTTTTTCGCTTTCTACAAAAAAGTTCTTTGAAAAAGACACTATACTTTTATGTAAAGAATTTTTTAATGATGATGTAGAAATACTAACAAAAGATATAGTAACTTTTCTATATTCAGAATTTCGAGAAAACTATCAATATTCAAAAATTATCAACGAAATAATTGAAAAAAAAGATGTTGATAATCAAGAGAAATTTCATTTAGCAAAATACAAATTACTTAAGAATAAAGATATGGAAAAATGTTGTGTATGTTATGACTTAAATTCTATTTTTACTTTATGCAAACATAATCTTTGTTTGTTATGCTATTCCAAAATTAAAAATCAAAATTTGAATACGATAATAATATGTCCTATATGTAGAGGAATCATTTGATTATTAATACAAATAAGTTGTATTAATAATTTTTCTCATTTATGAAAATAAATTTTTTATACCATCAAATTTTGTTTTCAGTTTCAAATATTCTTCATTTGTATGTTCGTATTGTTGCTTCAATTTTTGAAAATCAGCTGTTCCTTGATTCAATTGAGATTTCAAAGAATTAATCTTTTGAATATAATTCTTATTTTGAGAATCAATAGTTGATGATAGTTCGGTAATCATATTATTCAATGTTCTAAATTTAGATAAATATATATTGTTATCATCATCATCATCATCATTGTTGTTTTCAGATACATCATTTATATCTGTAGTTTCTTTTTCAGAACTATCTTGCTTTTCTTCAGATTGTTCATCTTCTACTCCTCCATCACTTCCTTCATTTACATCTTCTCCTTCATCTTCTTCCTCCTCTTCCTCTTTTTCAGATGAAATTAAATCTGGATCATACTTGAACACCCACTTCTCGCATAATTCCAACGCAATATCATCTAAAGATATAATAGTTCCATCTACGAATCTACCAATGACTAATTTTTCGTCTTTTGACTTAAAAACTAAACCAGATTCTTCGTGCCATATATGGCTTGTTCCTTTTAGAACTTTTAAAGTTTTTTTTGTAGTTGAACTCATTTTATATATAAAATCTATTCTTTAAATAATACTTTCTTGTTTTTTATCCCATTATCATTTGAAAAAGCATATATAGATGCTTACTTATAATAATAACAATTTAAAAAAGAATAAAAAATATATAAAATGTTAATCGAAAAAGAACAAATTATTCATATAGTATCAGAAGTTGTTATAATCACAGGTATTTCAATATATTTTTATCATCAAAATAAAAAACAAAGTGAAAGAATAGAAGAATTAGAAAATCTTGTATCACAATTACAACAATATACAGAAAAACACGAAGAAACTATTTCAAAACTTTGTAATGATGTTTCATTATTGTCTATGAATATTCAAAATGTTAACAAATCAATTCAAAATATAAGTATTGATAATAAACCTAGTCAAAGTAAGAATGAAAAATCAAGTAAAAAGAATATTAAAAAGAATGATCCCATTCAACATATACAAATGTTTCCACATCCTCCGCAACCTCAAAATCCTAAATTTTTTCCCAATTTAGTTCCTGTGACATCATTACCTCAAGAACGAATTGTAATTATGGAAATGAATACACCTCTAAAAAAACCTGATAAAGCAAAAAAAGAAATTAAAGTTGAAGAAGTCATTGAAAATCTTGACAAAGAATTAGAAGATGAATTAAAAGAATTAGAAAATTATAAAGACGATGAAGAAATAAAAAATACCAAAGTTACAGAAATAAAAAAACAAAAACATATCTCTGATAGTGAAAATGAAAGTAACAGTGATGATGATGAGTCTGAAGAATATTCATCTGACGATGAAACTTCATAAGATAATTCAATTTAAATTATAAATAATTTAAATTCTCAATCAATTTTAGAGTAATCCTAAAGATTTTAAAATTGTATTTTTTATTAAAGAATCATATTTAATAGATTCTTCAGAAATATTCATTAATTTAGAAGAAATCTCATTGATATTTATGATTTCTTCTGATTCTTTTATTTCATCACCTTCCTCATAATCATCTAAATTTTCATAAATTTCTTCATCACCTACTTTCTCTTCATCTACTTCCTCATCATCACCTTCTTCATCATCACCTTCTTCATCATCACCTTCTTCATCATCACCTACTTCTTCATCATCACCTACTTCTTCATCATCACCTACTTCTTCATCATCACCTACTTCTTCATTACCTACTTTATCACCTACTTCTTCATCATCACCTACTTCATCATCATAACCTACTTCTTCATCATCACCTTCTTTATCACCTACTTCATCATAACCTACTTCTTCTACCTCACCTACTTTATCATCACTTAATTCATTTTCATTTTCTTCATTTAGTTTATTAACTTTATAAATATCCTGTGTATTTAATTGAGGTGATAATAATAAAGCTGAAATAGCAGATACTCCTGTATTCGGAGAAGAAATAGGTGTTTTTATTTCATTATCTGGTGATGTAATTAGAAATTTCTTTTTACCTTTTCTTTTGATAGGTGTTGTAGATTTATTAGATGTTAAAATTATTGTTTTTGGTGTTGAAATGTTCATCGAGGATTCATCATCTGAGGATGTGATAATTCTTCTTTTACCTTTTCTTTTTATAATTGGTGTATCATCATCATCATTTTTTTTATCAGATGATTTTTTACGACTTTTTACATTTTTTTTACATTTTCTTGATACTAAATGTTTTAACATCATAACTTTTGGCACCATTTTCCCACATTGCTTACATTTTATTTTTCCTTCTCTTTTAGAAATTAAATTAACTGGAGATTTGTTTGTTGGTGATTCTGTATGTGATTTTGGTGTATTATTTGTGTTTAATTTAGTAGGGGATTTTATAGGTGAAAATCCTTTATGTTTGTTTATAATTATTTGTTTTAATTCATCCATTGAAACAAGTTCAATTTTAGAAAGTCCTGAATATAATTTATGTTTATTTATATATGATATAAGTTCTTTTTTACCACCTTTCCAATTTTCAACAGATAATCGATCTATTTTATTTTGAAGACCTAAAGCTTTCTTTTTTTGAACATCTGTTAACAATTTTAAAAGAGAATCTTTATCAAGAGAAGATATTGACATATATTTATCAGATTTCGGATTAAGACCTCTTTGAATTCCCAATTCATTTAATTTTTCACGTAATCTTTTTAAAGTAATATATTGTTTCTTATTTTTAGATAATTGTTCTTGATAATTAAAATTCATTATATTTATTTAATATTATTATTTTTTTAGTTTATATTTTTTTGATATACATACTTAAAGTATATTCATCCATAATGTAAAATGACAAAACAAAACATAAAAGTTGTAAAAATTCCATTGAATCCTGAAGAAAAATTAGCTATGACTAAGTCACAAGTTTTTCCTAGGTTACCACGTTTGTATTTGGAATTGTTAGAAAATAAATCAAAAATAAAACCTGATTTAGTAAATAAAGATTATATTCCTACAAATAATTATCAAGAAAAGGAGAAATCATACAAAAAGTATTCTAATGAAGATACTACATATGAAAAAAATATTGACGAAATAAAAGATAAATATAGTTATGATGATGAATACGATAACAAAAATGAAGTAAAAGAAGAAAATATTGATAAAAAGTATGAAAATGATGATAATGATTTTGAATCACGATTGAATAAGTATTTGGAAGAAAATAATAAATCAGAAAATGATAATGATTATTCAAAAGAAAGAAGTGATGACAATTCAATAAATGATAACGATTACAAAAAAAATGATTATAAAAATGATGAAGAAATTGTAGAAAATGATAAAAAAGATTATAATCAACCAGAAATTAAAACACCTTCTAGTGACATATCAGATAGGCTACAAGAGTTATTAGATGAGAAAGATGAAAGACAAATGTCTCATTCCAGAGATAAATATAGTCGTCAAAGAAGTTATTCTAATTATAAAAGCGTAGAGCATTATAAAAAACAAAACGATTATCCTTTACCTCCTACATTATCAGAAATAGATAATCAGACTGGAGTTAAAAGACGAAAAGAACTAAGAGATATTAATTATATAACACATAATGAACAAGAGGAAGAAGAATTAAAAAGAGAATTATTATTCAAAATTGAATTATTGAAAAAATCATATCCCAATTCGTCTATACCTGAATTCAGTGTTGTCACAGATTATGAAATCATGAAAAAAAGTTATGAATCAACCGTAAGACGATTGTCACTTGATAGTTCTGTTGAAAGTTATAAAAGTTATTTGATTGGAGGTTTTCTTGTTTTTGAATTTGTTCTTGGTAATTACTTTGGATTTGACATGCAAGGATTTACACAACAACAAATTTTGTCAATGAATAGTTATGAAAAACTTTTGATTGAATTAGGAGAAAAATCATATATGCCTTCAGGATCGGAATGGCCTGTAGAAGTTAGATTGTTATTTTTAATTATTATTAATGCTGCAATGTTTATAATCAGTAAAATGATTATGAAGAAGACAGGTAGTAATTTACTTGGAATGATAAATAATATGAATACTGCTTCGAAACAAAATATTAATGTAAATAAAAGAAAAATGAAACCACCAAATATCAATTTAGATGAAATTCCAGAAGTCAATGAAATGAATGAATAATTTTTTATAACTTAAAAGTTATAAAAAATTCTGATTATCAACAAAATGAAAACATATTTTTTGAAATATTCCATAAAACATAAAAGATTATAAAAAAATAAATAAAATATAATATAAATTTTTCATCCATTCCACCTGTGTTTTTTACAACATACGCGAAAATTATACTAATTATTGTTATCAAAAACAATGTAAAATTTGTTTTATTATCGATAGATGTTGATGTATAATTAATCATATCTTGTCTTAAATCTGATACTCCTTGACTTATAAAAGAACCAAGAACTTTTTGTCCTTTTTCTATTTTTGGAGATATATTTTTTTCAAAATTTTTTAATTCTTGAGATATGGTCTGTCCAATCGAAGGAGCTACATTTTCTTTAAAATTACTTACTCCTTGAGAAATACCTTGTTTAATTGAAGGAGCTACATTTTCTTTAAAATTACTTACTCCTTGAGAAATACCTTGTTTAATTGATGGAGCTACATTTTCTTTAAAATTATTTACTCCTTGAGCTACATTTTCTTGAATACTACTTACTCCTTGAGATATACCTTGTTGGATTTTTGGAGCTACATTTTCTTGAAAATTATTTACTCCTTGAGCTACATTTTCTTGAATACTACTTACTCCTTGAGATATACCTTGTTGGATTTTTGGAGCTACATTTTCTTGAAAATTACTTACTCCTTGAGATACATTTTCTTGAATATTACTTACTCCTTCAGAAATACCTTGTTGAATTGTTGGAGCTACATTTTCTTGAAAATTACTTACTCCTTGAATTACGTTTTCTTGAATATTACTTACTCCTTGAGATATACCTTGTTGAATTGAAGGAATTACGTTTTCTTGAAAATTTAATACTGTTTGTGTCAAATCTTGTGAACTCATTTATTATAAAAAAAATCAAAAAAAAAAATTATATTTAACTAATTCAATTTAACAATATTCAATTAATATTCTATAGTTCTATCAAGTTCTTCTTCATCACTTTCACTATCATCAACAATTATACGTTTAATTTTTTTCTTCATTACTTCTTTATTGTCATCACCTAATACCACTGAATTATTATAATTCTTTTTTTTTTCATTAGCGATCTCTAAAAACTTTTTAACAGTCTCGCATTTTTCTGAATTCAATTCTTTCCACTGAGTCTGAATCATCTTGTTCAACTCTTTCTTAGACTTATCAGGATTACTTTCTGAAAGTTCATCAATCTTTGAAATTTTGAAATAATAAAAAGCGTTTTTTGGCTTTTCTTCTTTAATCAAATTGTTAGCTATTTTATATTCGTTAATCTCTTCATCGTACTTGGCCTTTAACTCACTTGCTTTATCAAGATAATTCTTGATTTTATCACTCTTCATCTCAACAAGAGATTGCCATTTTTTACCAAGCAACTTAGTAATTTCTGTATTATTCTTATCAGGATGTTTTTCCTTCATTTTTCCTCTATATTCTTTACAGAATAACAAATAACCACTTTCAGGTTTCTTAGGAGCAGAATTATCTCTCTCTCTCTTCTTCATTTTTATTTTGTTTTCATCTATAAAGTTTTTTATCATATTCTTTTGATCTTTAGAAGACAACTTTTTAAGAATATCATCTTTAGTAGATGTCTCATCAAAGGACTCAATGAACTTAGTAATAAATTCGGAAACTAATTTTGAAGCACTCATTTTAATCGTTGGTTATCAGGTGAATATAAATGAAATTTTTATTAAAAAAATCATTTTTTCCTGAATAAAATAAATGAAAATTCCAAGACGTTATCTTCCTAAATCTCTATCCAAAAGAGATACAACATTACAAAGAAAATCATTGAAAAAATCAAGATCTGCTTATAAAAAAGGCAAATATATATCACGACCGAAACTTAAATCATTTAAATCAAAAAAATCTCATCATTTGATAAACGCAGAAAAAATTTATAACCTTAAAAAAATTTCTTTATCTTCAGAACTTGCTAAAAAAACTAAATGTAAATTAGCTTCTTTGAAGAAAATTATGAAAAAAGGCAAAGGAGCTTATTATTCTTCAGGTTCAAGACCAAACCAAACAGCTCATTCTTGGGGATATGCAAGATTAGCTAGTGCTATTACAGGAGGAAAAGCATCTGCTGTAGATATAAACATTTTACGAAGTGGTTGTAAAAAAGATAGCAAAGCTTTAAAATTAGCATCACGTAATTATAGTAAATATAGCGGTGGTAGAAGACGAACTAAAAGTGTAAAACTTTAAACACAAAGATCATTTTCATTCATAATTTCAATCACATCATCTTCAAAAACAAGAGGTTGAGATATTTTCATTTTTTTTCTTGATATATATAATAACGGCAAATCAAAATTAAAAAATGATTTTACTGAATATGGATAATATTGACATTTTCCATAAACTGCACTATTATTTATACACGCATTTGAAACTTTTCTTTTCCTTATATCATATTTATTTCCTAATATGACTTTATGAATATTATTATAATCATTTTCACTTATATTATTTTTCACATTTGCAATTATTTTACAAGTATTATCAAATGATTGTTGTTGAGTCAAATCAAACATAAAAATGATTCCATCTATACTTGTTGTAATTCTTATTTTTGATATCTCAGACATATAATCATTATATGGTATTTCATACACTGTAAAAGCTATTTTTTCTACATTTGTTGATATCTCAAATTTGCTTATGTATGTTTCTTTTGTTGCTCTATATTGTTCAGTAAATTCTTCAAAATTCAATCTTTTTAAAAATGATGATTTACCTACTCCTGGTAATCCCAATAATAAAATATTAATATAATACATTTAATAAAAGGATATAAAGATTATTCTTTATATATACCAACTTATTTTTATCTTAAAAAATCATTTTTATATTTAATTTTAAGTTCAATTTTGATTTTTCATAAATGTTTATTTATGAAAATATCCATCTTTTAATTAAATATCCATCCTTTATTTTTTATATTTTCACCATTCATTAATTCCAATACCTTAACAATCTTCTTTTGCTCTTCTGTCATTACTTCACTTTCTAAATATGATATGTATTCTAAATACTTAGACGTTGTTTTCTTTATATTAAATACATACTCTTCATAACTCATTTCTTCACTTATATTTTTTCTCTTCTTGTCATTCTCATAAAATATCCTTAGCTTTTCTTCATCATCTATATACTTTACAACTACTTTAAAAGTCAAAAGTCCACTCTTTCGTATAAATTCGTCTGTTTCCTTTTTAAAATCTTTATCTGTACTAAAAATTATTACTCGAAAACATTGATCTAATTTATCTACTGGTGTATAACAATCAAAATTTGTTTTAAATAAAGCTTTTAGTAAATACATTTCTGAAAAAACACTTACAGGTTTATAAAAATCTACACAATAATCAATACTATTTGTTATTTCACTTTTATATTCTTCTGTCATATTTTTATTAATCATAATTGATTTGTCTTTAAGTTATATAAATTCAATTTTTTTTATTTACATAAAAATTCTTAAAAAACAATTACGAAAATCAAAAAAAAAAAAATTTATAAAATATAAATATAAAAATGTTATCGGTTATCATTGTTACTTTTATAATAGTATTATTTTATGCATTTTATATGTGTATATCAAAAAGCAAGTGCTCTAAAAAATGTAGAAGAAAAAAGAAAAATAAAGAATGTTTTCAACAAACTGAACCAATTGCCGCAAAAAGTCAAATTATGCTAACAGATGAATCAGGAAATTTATCAACTTTTAATCTTGGTTCTAATAAAACATTTGTTTCCGATAAGGATGGAAATATTACAACTGTTACTACTGGATTATTTAATGATGTAATAACTGCTAATAAAGGAATGACTGGAAACGTCACTGGAAACGTCACTGGAAACGTCACTGGAAACGTCACTGGAAACGTCACTGGAAACATCACTGGAAACGTCACTGGAAACGTCACTGGAAACGTCACTGGAACAACTGGAACTTTCTCTGGAAACATACAAGGTAATCAGGTAAAAATTCAGGAAAATAGTATAACTTTTACTACAGGTAACGATAAAGGACTTCTATATACTAACACTAACAATACTAATTGGAATGGAACAAATACACCTGCTTTCAAACCTTCTGATGGTATGGTGTTATATGGTTGGAAGGATGGAGCTTTAGGAACTAAAAATGGTGGAGATAAAGCTTCTTTAAAATGGAGTGATGATGGAAATGTTAGTGTAAGGGGAACGCTTAGTGCAAATGAAATTACTGGAATTACTGATTATGAAGTATATTATAATGCTAATGATACAACAAAACATACTTATAGTCCAGAATCAGGAGTATGGACCATAAGTAATAATACTTCGTGGGATCCAAAAGTGAGAGGAAGTAATAGAACTGGGAATGCTACTAATACTGCTGTAAATGATCAAGATGCAACTGGTAATATTATTGAAATTACTGTTCCAACTTCACAAAAAACAGCTTATATTCATTATTTAAGTTGGTTGGAAAGTAGATATTTTGATATTTACGGAGTTTTACCAACTTCTGTCTCTCCTACATCACAAGAAGTTTTTATTAAAAGAGTAAATTCTCACTCTGATAAAACTGTGAATTCAACAGGATATCATGATGGAGTTTCAATAGCAGTTGTTCCAAGTATTGATAGATTTCAAAAAATAAGAATTAAAGGTGTTAAAGGAAAAATATATTATATGGGAATTGGTTTTAATAAAACTATGGTTGGTTCAGATGTAGGATTTATTCATGCTGATAATGTAAAGGGTAATTTTGGGAATGTAACAGCAAGTAATGGACAGGGATTAGTTCGTCTTCAAGCTGGTTTAGACGGAAATAAAGTAGGTTATGTAGAATTTAGGAAACCGAATAATGACAGAAAAGGTTATATTGGTTGGGATGACGGTAGTGGATATCTTCAACTAGCAGTAGAAAGTGGTTGTCCTGGATATAAGTCAAATGGAAAAATAGTAGCAACAGAATTTTGTATAGATGATGTATGTATAAGCAAACAGAATCTTCTGAATATTAGAGATGATGTATTTCTTAGAAGAGGTCAGGATTATGGCCAAGTTTATGGTACTGGTGGAAGGTATAAGTTTACTTATTAGATCGTTTTTTTATAAAGGTATTTTCATACAAAAATTATATAAAAATACAAAATCATCTTGTTATCATTGTCACCAAATGATTTATAAACTTTGAATTATCTTTTTCTATATCTACTATTTCTTGAGCACTTGGATTATGTAATGTATACTTATCAACATTAAGAGTTCCATCTTCATTCGTCCAAAATTCTGTTGCTTTTTGAATCGTCTGTTTTCTCAAATTTCCTTTAACTATCATTTTTGTTAATCTTTCTGCTTTTTGGTCTCTTTCATATTCGCCATCTTCTCGTAAAAATTTAAAAAACTTTCTACTCGGATCGGAACATAAATAAGTAGATTTTCCTTCTTGATCTTTTAAAAGATGATGATACGTGAACTCTGCCACTCCCTTTTGTCCGTCCATGATATAATCCATTGTCAATTTTTCTGCTATTATTTGCTCTACTTTTTCAGGTTCGTTAAAATAATTAAAATGATTATTTGATAAATGTATATTATTAATTTTGTTATTTTTAGTTTTTGGTTGTTTCGCTATCTCAGTTATATCATTATCTTTCTTTTCATATAATTTTTCAAATATTTCTAATTTTGCTTTCAAAACATTAATTTCATTTCGAAGTTCATTATTTTCTTCTTTTAAAGAATCATAATGACTTCTTTCATCATTTATTCTTTTTAATTCTTTGTTTTCTTCAATTAGTTCTTTATGTTTATTCAATAATTCTTTGTTTTCTTCAAATAATTCATCAATATCTTTTCTTTTTTTTACTTTGCATGTATCTAAATGTTTTCTCAAATTGTATTCAGTAAAAGTTTTGTTGCAAAATTCACAAGATTCTAATTCGTTGTCAGCTACTATAGTGAATTCATCATCTTCTTTGTTTAATAGTTTAGATTGAATTACAATAATTTTTATTAGTTTTCATTAACTTTTGAAAAAATGTTAATGTATAACATTAAAATTTTAATGTAAAGTTTTTATGATGATTTTTAAAGCTGAAAAGCAACTTCGAAAAAATGACCTTTTTTTACGAAAAAAAATATTATAGTTTAAATTTTAAACTGTTCCAAAAAAACATAGTTTAAGAATTATTTTGCTTTAAAAAAATAAAAAAATAAAATTTTTACTCAACGCACTTTTTCGGTGCGTGTTGACGAAATTTTTAGAAATTTATTTCTAAAAATTTAAATATTATAATTCAAAAATCTTCTATATTATTTTTCAAAAAGAGTGAAAATTTTCCAAAAACGTCTAACAATTTTTAATAATTTTTATACTATTTTAGTATAAAAAAATTTATAGTTGTCTGTAAATAAATACATTAGGTCCAGATATTAATTTATAATAAGTAAGTTCTTTTTCCATTTCACTATGTTTTTCTTTCAAATCCATATACAAGTCATCAACTTCATCGAAAGAATCATAATAAGTTTTATATTGTTTTTGAGAAAATTTTAATTCATCTTCTAAAGTTTCATTTTTCTTTACGAGTTCATCATATTTAGTTTTTAATTCATTATATTTTTTCTCAAAATCATTAATTTGTATTTCTGAATCGTCTTCAACATCATCTGAATGTTCTGAATCATCATCTGAATCTTTACTTGCAGATTCTTTTAATTCTTGAATAATTTTGGTTCTAATTTTACATTTTTCCATATGTTTTGGAAGTCCATATTTAGAAATGTTGACTTTACAATAATTGCAAGGAATAAGAAATTCATTTTCAATAGAATGAGCGTCTTTATCAGGAAACTGAATAGATAAACATTTTTTATTTATTTTCTTATGTCTATTAAGAGAATAAGCAGTTGTAACTTCAGCTTTGCAAAATTCACATATTATAGTCATGTTTATGATTAAAACAATCAGTCTTTAAATTCAAAATTTATAAAACACCTATAAAACTCTCAAAAATACCAGGAGTTGAATGTTTAAAAATACCAGCTTTATAAGCAACTTCCTTTTCTTTTAATGATTTATCATTTTCAAAATCATAAATTAATTTCTTATTATTATCGTTCAAAAATTTTATATGAGTTCCATCATTAAATTTATTAGAATAGAAGGAACAAACTTGACTACCAGCACAAGTACACCACGGAGTAAGTTGTTTATTAGGATTAAGTTTTTGAGATATATCACCAATAGGATTACCAGAAATTTCTGAATATTTTCTAGCATCAGGACCAAGAATACAACAAGTTTGATGAGTATTATCATTAAAGCAATGTGAAGTTTCAGAGATTTCAGGTAAACCGCAAAGTTTCATGAGTTCAGATCTACGATCATTCATTTTTATTATGTAATAATATTTTATAACATAATAATTTCTTTAAAATCCGTCTCCTCCTCTAAGCCTAAGCACAAGATGAATAGTTGATTCTTTCTGAATATTATAATCAGATAATGTTCGACCATCTTCAAGTTGTTTTCCAGCAAATATCAATCTTTGCTGATCTGGCGGAATTCCTTCTTTATCTTGTATTTTTGTCTTAATATTTTCAATAGTATCAGATGGTTCAACGTCTAATGTAATAGTTTTACCTGTTAAAGTTTTTACAAATATCTGCATAATTTTAATTTTATAATATATGATGAATTTTTAAATTATTATATTTCTTTTGATAATGAATTTTTAAATTTTGTTGAATCTTCTTTCATCTTTGTTATATCCTCGATTCCTTCTACCAACTTTTCATCATATAATACGAAATCATCTCTTGGTTCTTCCACTCCCGCACATTCTAACTCCTCTATTTCAAGTATATCTCTTTCATTTTTTTCTTCTCTACTCTTTATCATATGTTGATATTGTAAATATTGACCTGAATTTTTCTTGAAACCTTTCATCGTTGCTTTGAATTGTTCTATTTCATTCTCTCTTTTTTCTATATCATCTTTTAATGATTTTAGTTTATATGATTTTTCTCGTTTTACCATATCGTTTTTATTTACTTCATCTGCTTTTGTCAAAACAATAGGATGTATTACATCTACTAAATTTTTAGCATTAAAATCCTTGTTTATATTACCATTCTTATCTTTTGAAACTAAAGTTCCTCTTGATTTATCACTACAAGATACCATTTTTGTTCCATCACCATTATCTAAACAGGGTGCTAGAATTTTAGCAACTGATTTTTGTCCGTCATATAATTGTTCTGGTGTAATATTCTGAAGAGAAGAATTTAATCTTTCAGTTAAAATATCTTTATCAAAAACAGATAAATTATTATAAATATTATTATTTGTTGTTGTTTTTGGTTGCATCGCCAATTTCTTCATAGACTCGTGATCATCTTTATATATATTTTTTTCAATATTAAGTTCAGCAATCGTCATTTTTAATTCAATTATAATTTCATCTTTTTGTCTAAGTTCTTCTTTTAGTTCATTTTCTATTTGCTTAAGTTCTTCTTTTAATTCTTCCTCTCTTTTCTTATGTTCTTCTTGTAATTCATTAATTAAATTATCTTTTTCTATTATCTCTATATCTTTTCTTTTTTTACAGCTTTGTAAATGAGTTTTTATATTTTTTGAAATTAAATTTTTTTTACAATATCTACATTCATAAAATTCTGTTTCAACAGTTTTGTTTTCATTTTCTTGAATTGTAATACATTTCTTATTAGTTTTTTTATGATAGGATAAAGTATATTTCGAAGAAAAATCTTTTTTACAGAATTCGCAATTCATTTAATCTTTGTTTATAATTTTTTAAATTAATTTTAATACTAAGTATTTTTTATATATACTTAGTATCGAAAAAAAATACTAAAAAAGTAGATATATATAGATAAATATATGAAATAATTGAAAATATATTTTTATTTATTATCTATAAACATTTCATGTGTGTATAAAATATAATTTTATAATAGAATATATTTAATTGTATTGTTCGATTGAAATAAAATGGTGTTTAATGGTGTAACCATTTTTAAAAATACTAAGTATTTTTAAATCATACTAAGTATTTATAAATAATACTAAGTATTTTTTAAAAATACTAAAAAATAGATAAATATATAAAATTTATTTTTTAATATATCTATAAACATTTCATGTGTGTATAAAATATAATTTTAGAATTAAAGTAAAAATGTTTAAATGGTGCAACCATCAAACACCATTTTTTAAAATGTAAATTTTTTATAAAAATGACGAAAAAAAGATTATTTTCAATTTTTTGTTTTAATGTTTTCCTACAAGAGAATATGAAGAATTTAGTTAAAGCTCATAACAATCTATTATTATTTTTTTCAGTTTTGAACTGAATTATTCAGAATTTTTATCAATAATTCTGAAAAATAAAATATAAAAAATAGATAAATATATGAAATTTATTTTTTAATATATCTATAAACATTTCCTGTGTGTATAAAATATAATTTTAGAATTGAAGTAAAAATGTTTAAATGGTGCAACTATCAAACACCATTTTTTAAAATGGTGTTTAACGGTGCAAAAGTAGTATTATTTTATATAAATATATGAAATAATTAAAAATATAATATAATTTTGGAATATTTGAAGTAAACATGTTAAAATGGTATATAAAAAAAATGAATTATTAAAATTTCTTTCTTTACTGAAACAATTATAAATAATGGAAAAAGAGTTTGATGAGAAAAAACTATTGGAAATAGAAAATGATCCAGATGTAGAAAAAAATAAAAAAAGTAAAAGTTGGATGTTTGCCATAATGTGGTTTAAAGAAGAATTTATTGATGTCTTGATATTTATTAGTGAGAAATATATTTATATTCGTCCACTTCAAATACAAAAAAGTTTTGAATTTGAAATGTTTTTTAATTTTGGTTTGGAAAGTAAAGATTTTGATAATAAAAGAATAATTAAAATTAAACATAAAGATTTTCCGTTACATCCATTGGCTCATCTCTATAATAGAACGAATGTTTACGATCATTTAATTAGAAAAGAATTTTATTCAGAACTTATTAATAAATACAATCTCTAATCTATATTATTTATACCATTGATTGGTATAAATAAATAAAAATTATAGATCAAGTGAAGGAATTTTAAAGTCTTTGATTTTTTTTGTAAGTAAATCTTTTTTAGGAACAACACTTAAATCGGTTTTTGTTTTAAGTTTTTCTACTTGATTTTTAATGACATCAACTTTTGATATATTGTCAGTTATTTTGGATTCCAATCCATCAACTTTACTAGAAATATTATCAGTAAGTTTAGGAACTAATCCGTCAACTTTACTTGAGATATTGTCTGTAATTTGAGAACCTAATCCATCAACTTTACTGGAAATATTTTCTGTGATTTTAGAGCTAAGTCCATCAACTTTACTCGATATGTTATCGGTAAGTTTAGGAACTAATCCATCAACTTTGCTAGAAATGTTGTCATTGATTCCGTCAACTTTACTAGAAATATTAGAGCTTAATCCGTCAACTTTGCTAGAAATGTTAGAATTGAGACCATCAACTTTGTTAGAAATGTTGGAACTGAGACCTTCAACTTTGCTAGAGATATTGTCATTAATTTTAGAACTTAGACCATCGACTTTGTTAGAGATATTATCGGTAATTTTAGAGCTTATGCCGTCAACTTTACTAGAGATATTGTCAGATATTTTAGAGCTTAATCCATCAACTTTATTAGATATATTATCAGAGAGTTTGGATCCTAATCCATCAACTTTAGTGGATATATTATCGGAAAGTCTTGATCCTAAACCATCAACTTTATCTGAAATTTTGGATGAGATGCCGTTACCAATTAGAGATAAATCTTCAGATAATTTAGATCCAATTTTCTTAGTAAAATCATCAGTTAATTTAGAACTGATTTTTTCAGATAATTCATCGCTGTTTAAATTATTAATCTTTTTAATATCAGGAATAACTTCAGATGATTTTGATGTAGAATTTTTATAAACATAAAAATACCAGAAAGCTCCAGCAGCTATTAAGACTATAACGCCTATAAGAATAAATTTATATTTATTAATGAAAGATTTGAGTTTGTCTTCAAAAGATTTTTTCTTTTTAAGAATACCTCCTTTTTGTTTAATAGGAGGAGGAAGAGAAGGATAGTTAGGTACTTGATGTTGAGGATGTGGTATTTGAGGTTGAGGTTGTTCAGCAGGGGGTATATCTTTACAATTGATAACAACTTTGCATTCAACAGGTTCATTAGATTTAAGAAGTAATAAATAATTTTGATATTTATTTTGGTCGGCTATAATTTTTCCTGAAATGACACCATTAGCTTTTTGATAAGTCAAAGGAGTATCAGAATCTATCATTTCTTGTGTAACAACGAGAGCTTCAAATGGTTTTTTTCCCTCTGCTTCAACGATAAATTCTAACTCAAAGTTTACTTTATCTTGATTTAAATCAATAAGTTGTTTGATACTTGATAAATTATATGTTGACGTGATTGACATTTTTTTTAATTTTTTTAATTCTTTAAATATATTGTTTATTTATGAAGTAATTGTTGTAAATCATTAAAACCACCAATGAAGTATTTATTGATAAAAATTTTGGGAAAAGTTTTATGTTCTTTTTTAAAAGTATCAAGAATAAATTTATTCCACATATTTTTTGATTTTGTATCAGACATTTCATATTCTATATTTTTGAATTTCATTTGTTTTGAATCAAGTAATTTTTTTGTTTCGATACAACTATAACAATCTTTTAATGAAACAACAACAATATTATCTTTTTTCTTTTTAATACCCTTAGATGATTTTTTTTTGATGGTTTTTTTCATATTGTTTATTTTTTATTTAATATAAATAATATTAAATTAATTAAAACTTAATTTAATATACAATAGTTCGTAATAAATCAACAGTATCTTCAGATGTGATATCGTCAAACAATATTTTTAAAGACTCTAAAATACAATCATTATTATTTTTACTTTTTGAAAGAAATCTATCTTTTTGAACATGATCATCACTTAATATATTGAATTTGTCAACTTCTAATTCTGCATTTTTCGTAGCATTTTCTTTAATAATATTTCTGAATAAATCACAGCATGTTCTATGATTAGAAATCATACATATGTTTGAAAGTAATTGTTGTAAATCATATTTTGCAATAATACTAAAATCTTCTGATGCGAAATTTTTTCTATAAGCATTATCATGAAATATATCACAGTAAATTTTTCTGAATAGTTTAATTAAATATGGTAAAACATCACTAATAAAATTAGTGGTTAGAATTTCACATCTACAATCCATTTCCCAATAAAGTTGATTGTTTTCTTTTTTTGAAAGTTTGTAAAAAGTATATGGATCATTATCTAAACTTTTTTTATGATTCAAGTAAATGAAATTATTAAAACCGTAAACATTGAAAAGATATTTTTTGATAAGACTATAAATATTTAAAACAACTGAACCATAATTTTGAAAGTTTTTACAAAAGTGAATATAATCAAAAACAGAATGTTCTTTATTATTGTTTCTTGAAAATTCTAAACTGGAATCAAATGCATCCATTTCTTCAGGTGTTAGTTGTAATTCAATATAAGAAGGATGAAATAATATTCTTGCATCAATAGGATTATAAAATTTAGGAAGAATATTTTTAATTTTCTTTTCATTGAAATTAAGATCTTTCAATGTTTTATTAAATTTTGTAATATGTGATTCTAAAAAGTATTTATATTCTTCAAAAGGAGTTATGTTTAACAATTCTATTCGTTTACTTTTAATTTTTTTTAAAATCTTAAAAAAAGTATCGTTTTTAGTATTTGGAAGTTCATCGAAACAAGTTTCAAAGTATTTTTTTAAATCACGCCCTGAATCAATATTAGTTTTTTTATCAATTGTTTTTTCGATAGCTTCAATTTTTTTATCTACATTTTCTTGAGGAACAACGTCAACATATCTACTATTTGGTTTTCTAAAAACAATTTTCTTTTCTTCATCATCTTCTTTGTTACAATCAAAGTTTTTTTCAGATGTATTGTCATGATTTTTTTTAGATATACTTTTGATTTCTAAATTCAAATTTGATGGAACCATATCACTAGTCATTTTATGAATGATACGACCTAATGTATTAACTTGTTCTTTTAAAGACAAAAATTCTTCTTTCATTATCTTTTCTTTTAAATCATAATAACGACTACGTTTCTTTTTTTTACATTTTGATTTAAGATGGTCTTTCATAAGTTTCAATCCTTCGGTTACATAATCACAATTTTTGCAGTAAAACAATACATTTTTATATTTTTCACAATTCTGATTTCTTGTATCTTCGATATGATGTTTATATTTCTCTAATGTTTTAAATTCCAGATCGCAATTTTCACAAAGATATTTATCATTCATTTAACTTACTATTTTCATATTTTTAAATGGAATGATTATCAATTTTTTATATTTCCATATTTTTGATTATTCATAATAAAATAATTATTTTTATATAAATAAATCAGCAAATGATTCGAATATATCCTATTAGAACTACAAAAAATAAATGGAATATTTATTTTTATTCAAAACATCAATGTAGTCAAAAATGTGAGTTTTTTATTTTGAATCATGACAATTTAGAAATAAAAAAAAATCCTGAATTTTATGAAGGTCATTGTAAAATGAATAATTCAATACACAAAACTGAAATCAGATTATCAACATTTGATAAAGATAACCCTACTGGCTCAAGTGGTCCTTTGTTAAATTATGATGAAGAAGTAATTTCAGATAAATACTTCACAATATCATTATTTTATCCATTCTCTTATCTTTTCGAGATATGTATAACATCATCTGATGGATTCACATTAAAAGAATTGATTAACTGCATTAAAATGCTTTATAAATACATCTATGAAGAAGAGGAAAGAACAGCAACTCCACAATCATATTCATTAAAAAAATCTTGTTCATCATGTGGTATAAAAAATTTATCTGATTATACAGAAAATATTTCAGAAAGTGATTCATATGAAGAATGTTGTATTTGTTATGACCATGACAAAATTAATACTATCAAAATTAAATGTGGTCATAAATTTCATAAAAATTGTTTAGAAGATTGGGTCAAAACATCAGCAAGTTGTCCGTTATGCAGATATAATATATTTTTATGTGAAAAATGTAGTGGTAAAGGAATCATTTATTATCAATATACAGGAATCGTTATTCCATTAGAACAACGTGGAAATATTTTAAATAGAAATTTAAGTAATGGTATTTTCGGTATTCATTCTTATGATTATGAAGATCTAATTCTTCAATCTATGCGATATGATAATAAAAAAAAGAAATTATTCATTAATATAAGTGGATAATTTTTGTTTTTGTTGTATATAATAAAAACAAATGGAACACCCTGATTTAAATTATTCTGGGAACAAAATTATAAATTTAAAAAACACAAATTTTTCAGGCACTTTAAATATACCAGAAGGTACAGAAATTATAGGTAAAATTGCTTTTAAAAATTCTTTAATATCACAAATAAAAATACCTAAAACAGTAAAAATAATTGAAGAAGAAGCTTTTTCAGAATGTTTCAATTTAAACAAAGTTGTTTTTGAGGAAAATAGTCAACTTGAAAAAATAGAAAAAAAAACTTTTAATGAATGTATCAACTTAAATAAAATAATTATACCTAAAACAGTAAAAATAATTGAAGAAGAAGCTTTTTATTATTGTAGATCATTAGAATCAGTTGATTTTGAGGAAAATAGTCAACTTGAAACAATTGAAAAACAAGCTTTTTGGGGTGGTGAAAAATTAATGAAAATAAGTATACCGAAAACAGTAAAAATAATTAAAGAAAAAGCTTTTGGTTATTGTACTTCATTAGAGATTATCAACATTTTTTATGATGATAGTCAACTTGAAACAATAGGAGAGGGAGCTTTCTGGTGCAACAAAAAATTAAAGGAAATATTTATACCTAAAACAGTAAAAACAATTGGAAAAAACAGCTTTATAAATTGTAACGAATTAGAAAAGTTTATTATTCAGGAACATGATAGTCAACTTGAAACGATAGAAGACGGAGCTTTTTATATATGTACAAAATTAAATAAAATAATTATACCAAAAAGTGTAAAAATAATTGGAGAAGAAGCTTTTTATAGATGTGAATCATTATTAGAAGTTATTTTTCGGGAAAATATTCAACTTGAAATTAAAAAAGCAGCTTTTTTTAGATGTCAAAAATTAATAAAAATAATTATACCCAAAAGTTTAAAAATAATTGAAGATGAAGCTTTTAGTTTTTGTGATGAATTAAATGAATTAACTTTTGAAAAAGATAGTCAAATTGAAACAATAGGAATGAGAGCTTTTTATTATTGTCGATTAAAAAATATATCTATACCTAAAACAGTAAAAATAATAAAGGAAAGTGCTTTTGAATCTGAATTTACAAAATCGATTACTTTTGAAAAAAATAGTAAACTTGAAGAATTAGAAAAAAGAGCTTTCTTTAATAATTGTTGCAAATATATACAATTACCAGAAAGTTTAAAATATATAGGAGAAGAAACTTTTAATCATAGTAATACTCTTGAATCCATTATTATTCCAAAAAATGTCGCTGTAATTGAAAAAGGAGCTTTTGCTTATTGTAAGAAATTAAAGACAGTAACTTTTCACAAAAATTCTAAACTTGAAATAATAGAAAGTAGAACGTTTTTAAAATGTGAAAATCTACAAAGAATCGAACTACCACAAAGTTTAAAAGAAATAGGTATTGCTACTTTTATTGATTGTAAGAATCTGAACTCTATAAATATACCCAAAACTGTAAAAGCAATTTTTTCAGAAGCTTTTTATAATTGTATTAAATTAGAATCAGTTATTTTTGATGAAAATAGTCAACTTATATATATAGATGATAATGTTTTTAAATTTTGTGAAAAGTTGGAAGCTATGTATATACCAAAAAATTTAATTGAGATTAATCATGGAGTTTTTTCTAAATGTAAGAAATTAAATAAAGTAACTTTTCATAAAAATAGTGAACTTAAAAAAATACATAGTTATGCTTTTTCAGAATGTAATAGTTTACAGAACATAAAACTACCACAAAAATTAGAAGAAATAGGTAGTCATGCTTTTTCAAAATGTAATATTTCAAGAATAACAATTCCACAAAATATAAAAGTAATTTATGAGTACGCTTTTTCAGGAAGTTCAATAATATCAATAATTTTTGAAAAAAATAGTAAACTTGAAACAATAACAGAAAAAGTTTTTCAAAATTGTCAAAAGTTAAAAAGTATAAATATACCAAAAAGTGTAATAAAAATAGGAATAAGTTGTTTTGAAAATTGTACTTCCTTAAATTCAGTTGAATTTGAAGAAGGAAGTTTATTAAGATCAATTGCAGGAAATGCTTTTGATGGATGTAAATTAAATAAACCACCAAAAATCCCAAGTGGAGTATCAGAATTGAATTGTTTAAGATTAAATTCTATAATATACTATGATGAAAATTATAATAAATTAGATAAAAACAATAATTTATGTGATATGTCAATAGATGATGATGATTCATACTTTGATGTCTTGGAACTTGAATATATTAATGTTAAAGATTTTTTAAGAACAAACAGAAATAAAAACAATGTTGTAATAAAAAGAAATATTAATTTTATTGTTATAGATAAGCAAAGATTACTATCATATAATGAAATAAAAGAAAACGATTTCAGAAATGATACAGAACCAGATTATGATGTGAAAAGATTAGATAAAAATTTATATTATCCATGTTTAAATAATGAAGATTATATTGGTAAACCTGATGATAAAGAGAAAGATTATCGTTGTATTAATATACCGTTTGTTAATTTACGAGATTTTGGTTTAGATGGTATGTTGTATTTTAATGATATTAATAATAAATTTATGAATCATAAATATTTTGTAGTTGTAAAAATAAATATAAATATAAAGGGTTTTGTTTCATCAACTGTTTTAAATAGTCGTGGTAACAGAGCAGATTATGTAAGTGCTCTTCATTGTCAAGCAGGTCATGAAACGACATATGTATATCGCCTTTTTCCAATTAAAGATTCTAAAATCAATGAAATAATATCAAAAGAAATAATATCGAAAGAACCACCTTTGAAAAGACAACGAATAGCAGATGGAAAAAGAAAGAAAAAATCTATTAAAAAGAAATCTTTCAAGAAAAAATCTATTAAAAAGAAATCTATCAAGAAAAAATCTATTAAAAACCTAAACTTATAATTATAACATATAATTATAAAGTAAACTACTTAATTACTTTCCAATATCTGGATTAAATGATGGATTAGTCAATTGAGTTATCATAGCTGTTGGATCTATCATACCATCTCCTCCCTTACTATTTCCCATTGCTGATAATCCAGACAATAATCCTGAAATATTTAAACCATCTAATCCACCACTAGCACCTGGTGGACCCATAGACGAACATAACTTTTCAACAGTACCAACTAACTTTCCAAGATTTAGAGAACCATCTTGTAATCCATTATTCATATCTGAAAGAAGATCGGTAAAAACACCTGAACTAATCAACGAACTCACAGCTTCTAATGGATTATTTGATTTAAGATTTACATTTTCCTCAACTTTTTCAATGATGTCAGTTAAGAAATTATTTTCATTACTACTATCACCACTATTTTTTAGAATATCCTTTGCTTTAGCTGTTGGGTCTACAAGTGCAGAAATAGCGAGAAGATGATCTATTATAACTTTTCTTGAGTCCTTATCTGCTGTTCCAAATAATGTTTTGAAATTGATAAAAACCTTTTCAGAATAAGTAATTACACTTTCTTCTGTAGATAACTTTTTATGATCTTTATTGATAATCATTTCTCTATTACTAAAACAAAATTTTCTAAATAATGTAATATGTTTATCTATAAATTTATCTTGACTGATTTTTGTCTTTTCTAAAAGTCTTTGATAGAGTTTCAATTCATGCATTTTATCTCCAAAATGTTCTGATAATTCATTTACAAAATCAGTGATTGTTTTAAATATTACTAAGTTCAAACTATCTTTCATATTTGTTGTCATTTTATATTAGAATTATTATTTTAAATAGCTTTTATGTAAGTAATCAAAAAAAATGATTTTTATTTGTTTTGTTGTATATTACAACAATAATGTTAAATATAAATGCAAAACCATACTATCCAAGAAGCCATTCGACAAGTTTGTTTTTCAATACAAAAACAAATAAAGCGATTTATATTGATATTTCTATGGTAAAAAATATACCATCATATGTAAATAAAATTCAATTTCTAAGCTAACATTGGAACACATCCTTGATTGTTACTGTTATTGTTATCATTACTCGTATAAGTTTCTTCAGTTTTTAAATAATCTTCTAATAAAAGTTCATATCTTTTTTCTAATTCTTTAATTTCTTTATCAACTTTAATTTCATATTTTACTTCATTTATAAGATTTTCCACATCTTCAGAATTTACATCATCATTGTATTTAAGTAAAAATTGTTTGTTGGTTACATAATTAAGTTCGTTTTTTCCCGATAATGAATATGAAACATAGTTTATAATTTTCTCGTAAATATCAAAAGTAGTTTCATATATACTTTGTATGAATTCTGATAAACTCATTTATTTATTTGTAGTCAATTTTATATTAAAAAATATAAAATTAAAACTCGACTCCTTCTAAAACTTTTTGTATCTTTTCAATTTGTTCATCTGTTAACTTTATTTCTTTGTATTTTACATTAAACTTCATTACTAACACTCCTTTATTTCCATTCTCGTCAGATAAACCTTTTCCTATAATAACATATTCTTTGTTCGGTATTATAACTTCAATATCTTTTGTTTCAATTGAAAAAGGTTCATTAAAATATGGTATAAATACATTCTTCCCTATTATACATTCTTTTAAAGTTATATCCGATTCAAAATATAAATCTAAATTTCGTCTCTCAAATATTTCATGTTTCATTATTTTTATCTTTACTATTAAATCTCCTGACCTTTCATTTTCTTTTAAAGCTTGTTCTCCCCATTCTTCAAAAACATATTGTCTACCATCTTGAACTCCCTTTGGTATTATTAAATCAATATGCTTCTCTTTAAGTGATATACCCGAATTAGTACAACTATTACATTCTAATTTTCTTAAAATACCGTTACCATAACAATCTCCGCACATGAAATTATTAATATGTATAAATGATCCTATTTGAATTCGTTGATTATTATTCTTAAGACCTTTCCCATCACAACTATAACATTTAATACAACAATTATCACATTTTGATTTTCGTTTTACATGTAAGTTTTTTATACATCCGCTAAATACTTCTTCTAATGTTATTACACATTCAAATAATTCATCTGCTTTTTTATGAATTTGATTTAAGTTTCTTTCATTTGCGAAATGAAATATATTAAAAGGAAAAACATGACCATTATTAAATTGTGGTGGAATTGCATGAAATTTATTCATATTTAATGTCATATCATATATTCGTCTTTTTGATTCGTCTGATAACGTCTCATAAGACGTCTGGATTTTTTGAAATATATCTTTATCTCCTCCTTTATCGGGATGATGTTTTATAGCTAATCTTCTATAAGATTGTTTTATTTCTTCTGATGTTGCTGTTACATTAATTTCTAACATTTCATAATAGTTAGACATTTTCAAACAAATATATTAATTATTTTATAATTTTTTAAGTTAATAAAAAATTATATACTAACTGATAGAATATTTTTCATTTTTATTTTTCATATTAATAAAAAGATGTCTTCTAAAAAACTTTCAATTTACGAAAAAGCACTTCAAAAATGTATAAAAAAAGGAATTATAAAAAGTGATTGCGATCAATTCTTACGACTTGATTTCGAAATGAAATTAAAAAGATGTAGAACTAAAAAATGTAAAAAATTCTATCGTTCTAAAATAAAAATGTTATCACGAAAAAAATCATCGAAATTGAAATCAAAACGTAAATCATTATTACGATTGACAAAAAAAAGGTCGAAATCTAAAAAATCTTCTAGAAGAAATCATAAAGACGGTGATATTCCAATTTTAAGAAAATATAAAAGATGCTACACTTTCAAAGGCTTCTAACTGTTAACTAATAAATTATTTTATAAAATAAAATAATTTATTATAATAAAATGAGTATTTCAATAAAAAGTAAAGAAGGCCAAGATACTCTGAGTCCATTTATTGACAGAGTTGTTAAGGATAAAAGTGACATTAATCCAATTATAAAACAATCATTAGAAGAAAACTTGACTGAATATGTTTCAGTTGTTTTAGAAAAACCACAGAAAGATAATTTTTTATTATTAATTAAAGATTTTTTTGATAGTAAAGAAACTAAAAAAACTGTTTTACTTTTCGAATCTATAATTTTTACATTTTGTATTATTGATAAATCTCCGACGAATTTGACTATTGCCACATCACACGCAGATTCAACGATACGTATTACAACATTCAAGGATGGAGAATGGAATATTAAACATACTCTTGGATATATTAATAATTATAATGATTACGATTTATATCTTAATAGAGATGTTATAAAACAAAATTTACAAAATAATGGAATTTTAAGTATAATTGATTTATCAAACTTTCTAATAGAACCACCTAATTCAACTACATCTCCTAATTTAAATATATCTATGGATACTACTACATCTCCTAATTCAACTACATCTCCTAATTTAAATATATCTATGGATACTACTACATCTACGAATTCTACTACATCTACAGAAATATTAAATAAACCTTTTAACTTTCTTGCATATAATAGTTCAAAAAATATATTATGTGCATTTTCGTCATATCAAGATGATCAACAAATAATAATTGATGAAGATGAACATATTCTTGCAAAAAAATTAATATTTTGGAATAATTTAAATACAGAATACCCAGAAGCTTCAGAATATGAACTCATGGAATATTTATATAGAAATGTTTATACAGCTGAAGGGTTTTTAGAAACATGGGATAATATTGACGTAATGAATATAGAATCATGTAAAAATTATTTTATGGTTTCAATAACTGATAACACATTAAATACTTTTATTTTATTTATAAATTTTTTAGATAGTAAAAATAAATTTGGATCTTTTAATGTAGTTCATCGTGAATATATAAATATCAATCATGAAACAGATCAGTTTTGTTATATGAAATATAGCATTTTAAATAATGAAGAAATTATTTTATGTAAAACGTTTGTTGGTGTTTTTATTCTAAAAATTACAAATTTTGAATACAACAAAATTAAACAAATTTTTGTTCCATTAGATATAAGTCGTATTTATAATAATAATAAACATCTCAAATTTGATATTTGTTTAGATACTGATACTCATGAAAACTTATTTTTTGTTGTTAATGAAAAAGTTGTTGTTAATAAAGAAAAAAAAAGATATATTGCAATTAAATTATTTAAAAGAAATCCTTCTTGTATTTTTTCTTTTAATTTTTGTAAAAATATTTATAAATATCCATTAAATCATAGTATTAGGTATGAAAACATAGATATTAAAACAGATATATCTGTATCTGATAATGTTTTTAAAAGAAAAAAGTTTTTTGCATCATTAATCTATAAAAATCAAAATAACATTAAAGGAATTATTTTTTCATCTTTTTTAGATGATTTATTAAATAATAAACCACCAAAAATTGATAAAAGACCTTCATATGAAATTATTCCATCACCAATTGTATATCTTCATAAAATTTCTACATTTTTAAAAACACCGAATATTAGTGATATAGAATCTAAACAAAAATCTAAAAGAAATTTATCAGAAACATTTGAAAAAATATCAGAAGAAGAATCAAAATTGAAAAAACAAAGAAAAGCAGATGGAAAATCAAAGAAAAAATCAAAGAAAAAATCTAAAAGAAGTGTCAAAAAAATTACCAGAAAATCCAGAAGAAGTATAAAGAAAATCATTAGAAAATCTTCAAAAAAATAATTTATATATTCATATTTGAAAATAAATCTGATAAATCATCAAACTCATATATTACATTTTGTACGGAAGATAATCCAACAACATTTGAAGGATGAAAATGAACTATTTTCCATTTAGAATTATAACATACCGTTTCAATATAATCTTTTGAAAACACTGAAGTATTATCTTCACCATCTGTCAATACAAATAAAAACGTTTGAAAAGTTACTGAAGAAAATTCATTCATTATATTACTTATTGAATCATAAAGTGCAGTAGCACCAAATATTCTAAAATTATCTGATGTAATTCTTGATAACTTATCTATATCTACAAATTTATGAATATAAAATAACAAATGATTAAAATTTGCGATAGTTATATAATATTTATCAGTATTCTTTTTCTTTTTTATTAATTCAATGATATCATTTAATTCATCAACTACTTTTGATATTTTATCATACATACTAAATGATGTATCAATAAGAAATATAATATGTTTCATTTTATATTTCTTCATATTTGTATTTAAATCTTTCTTTTTAATGATTTCCGTTTTGATTTCCGTTTTGATTTCCGTTTTGATTTCCGTTTTGATTTCCGTTTTGATTTCCGTTTTGATTTCCGTTTTGATTTCCGTTTTGATTTTTTTCCCTTATCTTTTTCTTTATCAAAATGAATAGTTTTAAAAACATTTTTAACTGTTTTCATAAATTCTCCATGTATAGGAACTATTTTTTCAAGTTCTGAAAGTTCTGGAGTTTTTTCAAATATAGGAATTTTTTTCATTATTGGTGTTTCTGGTACGTCAGTTTTTCTTTTTTTATTGACATCTTCGATTTCTGTTGTTTTTCTTTTAATTCCTGTTTTATTAGATGAA